ACCTCCAGTACCTCCTGAACGACATCATGGACTGCCGCGAGCGCGTGCGGGGCGCGTTCTACGCGGACCTGTTCCTGATGCTCGCCAACGCCGGCCCGAACACGCGGATGACCGCAACCGAGGTCGCGGAGCGCCACGAGGAGAAGCTCATCATGCTCGGCCCCGTGCTCGAGCGCCTGCACAACGAGCTGCTCGCCCCGCTCGTCGACACGACCTTCACCCGCATGGTGCAGGCCGGGATCGTCCCGCCTGCGCCGCAGGAATTGCAGGGAATGGACCTGAACATCGAGTTCGTGTCCATGCTGGCGCAGGCGCAGCGCGCCATCGGAACGAACGCCGTCGACCGCTTCGTCGGGAACCTCGGCGCAATCGCACAGATGAAGCCCGACATCCTCGACAAGTTCGACCAGGACGAGTGGGCCGACGTGTATGCCGACATGCTCGGCATCGACCCGGCGCTCATCATCGCCGACAAGGATGTCGCGCTGGTCCGGCAGGCGCGGGCGCAGGCGATGGCCGCGAAGGAACAGGCGGCCGTCATGCAGCAGCAGTCGCAGACGGTCAAGAACATGGCGCAGTCGCCGACAGGCGGCGACAACGCCCTCACCGACATCACGAACATGTTCTCGGGGTATGGCTCCCCGAGCCCGGTGGAGGTCTGACGTGGGATTCCTGAAGCAGGGATTCCCGTGGATCTACGACAACGCATCGGGCGACATCGTTGGCGTCAAAGATCCTGACGGCAGCGAGACGTACTTCTCGAGGGCGCCGTACGTCGGGTCGTTCTACGACGTCTCGAACCAGCCGGCGTCCGCCAACACCGAGACGCTGATGGAGTGCGACAGCGTCGACATCTCACGCGGCGTCGTGATGGTCGACAACACGAAGATCACCGCCGGACGCACGGCGACATACAACATCGCCTTCAGCGCCCAGTTCGTGAATTCAGGCAACGACGAGCGCGAGATCAGCATCTGGCTCGCCAAGCAGGGCGCCGCGCTCGCCAACTCCAACACGCTTGTCACCATCCCGAAGAAGCATGCCGGCGGCAATTCGTTCCTCGTCGCGGCGTGGAACTTCTTCGTCGACCTCGACCAGGGCCAGTACGCGCAGATCTACTGGTCGGTCAACGGGACCGGGGTGTCGATGGCCTACACCGGGACGCAGACCACGCCGACCCGCCCGGCCACGCCGTCCTTGATCATCACCGTGAACGAGGTCTATAGTCAGTACCCGTAAGCAACCAACGCGGGACTACATTCGCCGATGAGCACGAATTACGACCCCCTCGACCTGCGCGGGCAGGAGCGCGACCGAGCCGACAAGGAGCTCAGGGAGCGCCTGGACAGGCAGAACGAGGAGGCCGACGTGAAGTGGCTCATGTCGCAGAAGCGCGGCAGGCGCATGGCCTGGCGCATTCTCGACCACGCGGGCGTGTTCCGATCTACCTTCGCGGCCAACGCCATGCAGATGGCATTCGCGGAAGGGAACCGGAACGGCGGATTGAGGCTCCTCGGCCTCATCCACTCCGCGTGCCCCGAGCAGTACCACGTGATGATGAAGGAACACCAGGATGACGGAACCAACGATGATGGAAACAGCCGCGGCAATCACTGAAGCAGCTGCACCATCGACGGCCCCGGACAGCGTGGCGGCGACGGCCGACAAGCTCTACGGGAACACGCAGAAGGCTCCCGCGACCCAGGACCGGAAAGCCGCCGATGCGGCCCCTGCCGGAAAGGAACCTGCGCCGCCCGCCGCCGAGGAGGCCAAGGCACCCGCCGAGGCACCCAAGGCGCCGGAAGCCTACGAGTTCAAGGCGCCCGAGGGTCGAGTGTTCGACTCGGAGGTCATGGCCTCGTACTCGCAGGTGGCAAAGGAACTGAACCTGTCGCAGGAGTCCGCGCAGCGCCTTCTTGACGCAGTCGGCCCAAAGATGGCCGAGCGCCAGATGGCGATGATCGAGGCCACCCGCAACGGCTGGGCCGACAATTCCAAGTCCGACCGAGAGTTCGGCGGCGAGAAGCTGTCGGAGAACCTGGGCGTTGCAAAGAAGGCGCTCGATGCGTTCGGCACCACCGAACTCCGCACGCTGCTGAACGAAACCGGACTCGGAAACCACCCGGAGCTCATCCGGTTCATGTTCCGAGCCGGCAAGGCGATCAGCGAGGACCGCATGGTTTCCGGCTCGGCCACGCAGGCCAAGGCCGGACCGCGCAGCTTCGCCGACCTCGCCGAGGCTCTTTACTCAAACACCTAACCCAACAAGGGAACCACAGCAATGGCAACTCTCTCCACTTCCAACCTGACCCTCGCGGACTGGGCCAAGCGCACCGATCCAGAGGGCAACGTGCCCATCATCGCCGAGCTCCTGTCGCAGTCGAACGAGATCCTCGAGGACTGCGTCTTCAAGGAGGGCAACCTCCCGACCGGCGAGCGCGTCGTGATCCGCACCGGCCTGCCCCAGGTCTACTGGCGCGCCCTCAACCAGGGCATCCCGAACAGCAAGTCGACGACCGCCCAGGTCGACGAGGCCTGCGGCATCCTCGAGGCCCGCAGCGAGGTCGACAAGGACCTCGCCATGCTGAACGGCAACACCGCGCAGTTCCGGCTGTCTGAGGACACCGCCTTCCTCGAGGCGATGAACCAGACGATGGCGAGCACGATGTTCTACGGCAACCCGGCGACCGACCCGAAGCAGTTCCTCGGGCTGGCCCCGCGCTACTCGGCGCTCACGGGTTCCAACAACAGCGTGAACATCCTCAACGGCCTCGCCGGCGGCGGCTCGTACTCAGCCACCGCGAACACCTCGGTGTACCTGGTGGTCTGGGGCGACAACACCGTCTACTGCCCCTTCCCCAAGGGCTCGACGGCCGGCCTCATGCACGAGGACCTCGGCGAGCAGACCGTCTACAACTCGGACGGCACGCGGCTCCAGGCGTACTCCACGCGCTACCAGTGGAAGAACGGCCTGGTCGTGAAGGACTGGCGCTACGTCGTGCGCATCTGCAACATCAACACGACCGACCTGCTCGCGCAGTCGAACGGCCAGGCGACCACCTCGGCCAGCAACCTCATCCGCCTCATGGCGCGTGGCCTGTACCGCATCCCGAACATGGCGATGGGCCGTGCCGCGTTCTACATGAACCGGACCGTGCACAGCGGCCTGTCGATCATGGCGCTCGACAAGAGCCAGGCGGTTGTCAAGGTGAACGAGGGCCTGTCGCAGTTCGGCACGCCGTACAGCTGGCTGTCGTTCCTCGGCGTCCCCTGCCGTCGCGTCGATTCCATCCTCAACACCGAAGCACAGGTCCAGTGACCCGCACACTCCTGAAGGGAGACACTCACAATGATTACTGACGTCCTTCTCACCGTGTCCGGGTCCAACACCCCCGGCTCGGCCATCTCGGGCCAGGCCATCACGGCCGACGCCTACAGCACCGACACCATCGACCTCGGCACCGCTCGCGACATCGGCGAGGGCCGCCAGCTCTACATGGTGTTCACCGTCGTGACCACGTTCAACACGCTCACCAGCCTCGACCTCGAGGTGGTTTCGTCGGCGAACGCGAACCTCTCGTCCCACACCGTCCTCGCGGAGACGAACGTCCTGCTCGCCGGCCTGACCGCCGGGAAGCAGTACGTGGTCGCCATCCCGCCGCAGATCGCAAGCCTCGGCCTGCGCTACCTCGGCGCCCGCTACGACGTCAACGGCACCAACCCCACGACCGGCAGCATCCTGGCTCAGATCGTCATGGACATCCAGGACGGCCAGAAGTTCTACGCCAGCGGCTTCACGGTCGCCTGATAGGAGCATCACATGGCGATGGTCAAGGCATTGGTCGACTGCTTCGTGGACAACGGGCTTCGGAAGGCGGGCGAGGAGTTCCGCTACTCCGGTCCTGCTCTCCCCGACGTGCTTGAGTTCATGGACGGCGGCCCCGTCCTCGACGCAGCCGAGCCAGAGCGCAAGCTGCGCCCCGGACGGAAGCCCAAGGCCGAAGCCACGCCGAACTGATGCGTGCCTGAGTTCGCGAACAAGGGAGGGGGGCCGTCCACGCCGGCCCCCCTCCTGTCACGAAGGGAGCGAGAATGCCATCCGTCGTAGACCTGTGCAACCTCGCACTCGCACACCTCGGGGATGATGCAACGGTCGCAAGCATCGACCCGCCGGAGGGCTCGGCGCAGGCCGAGCAGTGCCAGCGTTTCTACCCCATCGCACGCGACACGCTGCTCCAGATGCACACCTGGAGCTTCGCCTCGCGGCGCGTCTCGCTCGCGCAGGTCACGATGCCGTACACGATGTGGAAGTACGCATATGCCTGCCCCGGGGACATGATGACCGCCGTGTCGGTGCTCCCGCCCGAGGCCGAGGACGATTACGCGGTGCGCGCCTACCCGGCAGACCGATACGGCTGGGGCTGGATCAACACCCCGTTCGTCGCAGGCGGCACCTACGTGCCGCAGCCGTACCAGATCGAGACGGACACGGCCGGGAACAAGGTGATCTACACCAACCAGGAGAACGCGCTCCTGCGCTACCAGGCGCTCGTCACCGACCCGACCAAGTTTGACCCGCTGTTCTCCAATGCGCTCGCATGGCACCTCGCGTCGATGCTCGCAGGCCCGGTCATCAAGGGCTCCGAGGGCGCAGCAGAGGGCAGGCGCTGTATGCAGATGGCGCTCGTCTACGTGCAGCAGGCCAAGGCGTCCGACGCCAGCCAGCGCGACATCAGGCCCGACCACATCACGCCCTGGATCTCTGGCCGCTGACCGATGGCACAGACCCGCGTCTATCACCGCTCGTTCGGAGGTGGGGAACTGTCGCCCGAGATGTTCGGGCGCATCGATGACGTGCGCTTCCAGACGGGCGCTGCCACGATGCGGAACTTCATCGCCCTGCCGCAGGGCGCCGCCGAGAACCGACCCGGCACGCAGTTCGTGCGCGAGGTGAAGGACTCGAGCAAGAAGACGCGCCTGCTGCCGTTTACGTTCAGCACCACGCAGACGATGGTGCTCGAGCTCGGCGCTGGCTACTTCCGCTTCCACACGCAGGGCGCCACGCTCGGACCCGGCACGCCTGCCGCCTACAACAATGCCACGGCCTACTCGATCGGCGCGCTCGTCTCCTCGGGCGGCGTGAACTACTACTGCATCGCGGCGACCACGGGCAACGCACCACCGAACGCCACGTACTGGTACGCGCTCCCGGCGGGGATCTACGAGATCCCGAACCCCTACGCCGAGGCCGACCTGTTCGACATCCACTACGTGCAGTCGGCCGACGTGCTGACGCTCGTCCACCCCAACTACGCGCCCCGCGAGCTGCGCCGGCTGGGTGCGACCACGTGGGTGCTGTCCACGATCTCCTTCGTCCCGAACGTGAGCACCCCGACCTCGGTCGCGGTGACGGCCAACCGCGGGCAGGCGCTCAACATCACGGCCTTCACGCAGGCGAACCCCGGCGTCATCACGACCATCGGCAACCACGGCCTCGCGGTCGATGACCCGGTCTACGTCGATGGCGGCACGATGACCCAGGTGCGCGGGTTCTACACCGTGAACTCGACGCCCGGCACGACCACGCTGTCGCTGCGCGCATACGACAGCGGCGTCCCGGTGAACACGACCTCGTTCACGGCGTGGTCTGGCGGCGGCTACGTGCAGTTCGGCGCGAAGACCATCGACTCGGACTCGTACTACGTGGTGACGGCAGTGGACGCGAACGGGATCGACGAGAGCGCACCGAGCGTGGCGGTGAGCGTCACGAACAACCTGAATGCCCCGGGCTCGAGCAACACGGTCACGTGGGCGGCGTCTGCGGGCGCGGCGCTCTACAACGTCTACAAGCGCCAGAGCGGCCTGTACGGCTACATCGGGCAGACGCAGTCGCTGTCGTTCACGGACAACAACATCGCCCCGAACCTCGGGATCACGCCGCCCATCGCGGACACGACCTTCGTCCCGGGCGCGATCCTGTCGGTCCCGGTCACGAACGGCGGCTCGGGCTACGGCTCGACGGTGGTGAGCGGCGGCTCGTTTCAGACGGTGGCCGTCATCGCCGGCGGCACGAACTACGACAACGGTGAATCGCTCACCGTCGCCGACCCGACCGGGAGCGGCGCCACGTTCACCGTGACCGAGTCGGCGGGCGTCATCACGGCGGTGGCCGTCACGGCCGGCGGAAGCCTGTACAGCGACCCGACGTTCACGGCAGGCGGAAACTCAGGCGGATTCACGCCAACGGCGGGCAGCGGCGCACGGCTCCTGCCGACGCTCACGCCGCTGGTCTATGGCAGCGTCACCATCGGCGTCACTGACACCACGGGGACCGGGGCCGTGCTCGAGCCCATCGTCCAGGGCGGCGTCATTACCGCCATCCGGGTCGTGAACGGCGGGCGCAACTACACCAGCCCGACCATCACCGTCACCTCGGCGGCAGGCGGGTCGAGCGCCACGTTCGGTGCGGCGGTCCTGTCGGCGGTCCAGTTCCCCGGCGCGGTCAGCTACTTCGAGCAGCGCCGCGTCTTCGCCGGGACCACGCTCGCGCCCCAGACGCTCTGGATGACCCGCACGGGCACCGAGAGCGACATGTCCTACCACATCCCGGTGCAGGACACCGACCGCATCTCCTTCACCGTGGCCGCCCGCGAGGCGAACACCATCCGCCACCTGGTGCCGCTCACGCAGCTCCTCGCGCTGACGAGCGCCGCAGAGTGGCGAATCTCCCCGGTCAACAGCGACGTCATCACCCCGACCACGATCTCCGTGCGCCCGCAGGCATACGTCGGCGCCAACAACGTCCAGCCGTCCATCGTCAACAACACGGTGGTCTACTGCTCGGCACGCGACGGCCACGTGCGCGAGCTCGGCTACTCGTGGCAGGCCAGCGGCTTCGTGACGGGCGACCTGAGCCTGCGCGCCACGCACCTGTTCGACAACTTCGACATCTCGGACATGTGCTACAGCAAGGCTCCGCAGCCGCTCCTGTGGTTCATCTCGAGCACGGGCAGGCTGCTGGGCCTGACCTACATCCCCGAGCAGCAGATCGGCGCATGGCACCGCCACGACACGGACGGGTCGTTCGAGTCCTGCACGGCGGTCGCCGAAGGCGTCGAGGACCGCCTGTACGTCATCGTGAAGCGCACCATCGGCGGCACGACCAAGCGGTACGTCGAGCGCATGGCAAGCCGCCAGGTCGGGGACATCGAGGACTGCTTCTTCGTGGACAGCGGCCTGAGCTACGACGGCACGAACACGGGCTCGACCACGGTGACGGTCACGGGCGGCTCTACCTGGGGTCCGGCAGACGTCCTGACCGTGACGGCGAGCACCGCGATCTTCCAGTTCCCGGCGACCACGGACATCAATGACGCCATCGTCATCACGGCCACGGACGGCACGCAGTACCGCCTGACGATCCTCGGCACGTCGAGCACCACGGTCGCGACCGCCAAGGTGGACAAGGTGATCGCGCCCGCCCTGCGCGGCGTGGCGACCACGCGGTGGTCGTTCGCACGCGACTCCATCTCGGGCCTCGGGCACCTTGAGGGCAAGACCGTGAGCATCCTCGCGGACGGTGCCGTGATGCCGCAGAAGGTCGTGACGGCCGGGGCGGTCACGCTCCAGCGCGCATCGACCGTGGTGCATGTCGGCCTGCCCTACGACAGCGACCTCGAGACGCTGCCGATGACGCTCCAGGTCGAGGCGTTCGGGCAGGGCCGCGCCAAGAACATCAACGAGGCATGGCTGCGCGTGGTGAGCTCAAGCGGCATCTTCATCGGCCCCAGCCTTGACAACCTCGTGGAGGCCAAGCAGCGCACCACGGAGCCATACGGCAGTCCGCCTGCCCTGAAGACGGACGAGATCGGCGTGAAGCTGACGCCGTCGTGGCAGCAGGCGGGACGCATCTTCGTGCGGCAGTCCGACCCGCTGCCCCTGACCATCGTCGGGCTGACGCTCGAGGTCGCCATCGGAGGATGACATGAACCTGACCCCGGCCCAGCAGTGGATGCTCAACATGCCGTACCAGACGCGGGAGGTCGGCACCATGCTGACCAGCGCCGCGCCGGCGGGCGGCACATTCATGCAAGGCTTTGCCCCGGCCTTCGCCGAGGGCATGACCGTCGCCGGGCCGATTGTCTCGATCTTCGGGGCCGCGTCGAGCGCCATCGGGTCGTACTACGCAGCCGAGAGCCAGAAGAACGCCCTCAAGATGCAGGCGCAGAACCAGCGGTTTGCTGGCGAGATGGCCCGCATCAACCGACAGGGCGCCGAGTTCACCGCCGCGCAGGTCGGCCGCGAGGGCGCCATGCGGGCCGGGATCATGGGAATGCGCGCCGGGCAGGCACGGGCGGGCGCACGGGCGTCACTGGCCGCACGCGGGGCCGTCCTCGGCGCAGGCTCTGCACGCGAGATCATCGGCAGCATGGACCTGATGGCCGAGATCGACCGCCTGAGCATCAGCGCCGCCACCGTGCGCGAGCAGGAGGCCGCCCGCCTCGCCGCCACGAACCTCGGCGCTCAGGCCACGATGGCCGGGATCTCGGCCCGGAACCTCGAGGCGACCGCAGGAACGATCTACCCCGGCATGGCCCTCGGCACCAGCCTCCTCGGCAGCGCCACCGAGATCGGGTCCACGTGGGCCAGGAACCGCCGCATCGAGGAACTGCTCGCAGGCGTGGGAACGCAGAGGATCTGACCAATGCCCACCGTACCGACAACGTTCGTCCCGCAGGTCGCGCCGCAGGCGCCGGGCGACATCGGCCAGTTCCAGGCGCCGGGCGTGCAGGCCGCCGAGAACCTTGCCGGGCCGCAGCTCGCCCGCTTCGGGCAGGCGATGACCGGGGCTGGAAACGCCGCATTCCGGCTGGGCTCCGCGATCCAAGACGGGATCGACGATGCCACGACCAAGCAGGCCGACGTGATGGGCACGACGGCCATGCAGCGCGTGGCCGACCGCTTCCTCGGCACGGTCGGGCAGCAGTCCGAGCGCGACTTCGAGGCGTCGATGGGCGAGCTGTCGCAGGCCGGTGCGGCGGCGATGGACACGCTGAAGAACGACACGCAGCGGGCGATGTACGCGCCGATCCTTGCCCGGAACATGGGGATGTTCCAGAGCCGGATGCAGCAGCACCGCAACGGCCAGGTGCGCGTCTGGAACACGAACGAGGCCATCGCACGCAGCGAGGTGAACGCCGACAACGCCATCTTCGCCTGGGCAAGCCGCAACGAGAAGGACGCCGCCGGGCGCCCGGTCGGGATGCTCCGGTATGCCGCCTACGCCGACACGGCCGTGGACGAGGCCCGCAAGGCCGGCGAGCTCATGGGCTACGCGCCCGACTCGGCGCAGATGAAGCAACTCGAGCAGAAAGTCCACGACCGGATGGCGAAGGGCATCGTGGATTCCATGCTCGTCAACGGCGAGTATGCCGCCGCCGACGAGTTCCTGTCCGACCCGGACACGCAGGAAATGCTCGACGCCAGGGCGGCGCAGGCGCTGCGCGAGAGCGTGATGACCAACCAGCAGCGCGCCGTCATCGGCGAGCTCACGGCGAGCATCAAGGAAACGGGCACGCTGTACGCCAAGAGCGACCCGAAGACCTACGGGCAGGAGGCGACCGAGGGCGCCGAGCCGCCGGCCACGCTGCGCGATGCGCTCGAGCGCGCCGAGTCGATCAAGGACGATGACGTCCGCAAGGCGGTGCAGGCGCAGCTCAGGACGCAGTACGCGCAGGACGAGGCGCTCAGGACGCAGGAATATCGCGCCCTGATCGACGCCTACGAGAACCACATGGCGGTGCCGGGCAACTCCATGTTCAACCTGCCGCCGGCGCTTGAGAGCCAGATGGCCGCACTGAGCCCGAAGGACCGACAGTCGTTCTACGCGCAGCAGCGCGAGTCTGACGAGATCGGCGTTCAGGAGGAGCTGGCGCGCAACCCGGCCATGCTCACCCGCGAGTGGCTTGAGCGCAACCGCACGAAGATGACGCCCGGCACCTACGTCAGGCTGCTGTCGGAGATGAACCAGCCCGAGAAGATCATCGAGGCACAGGTCGATGCGGATGACATCAACCGCCTGCTCGTAGACATGGGCATGGACAGGTACGTCAGCCCGAAGGAAGGCACGAAGGACAAGCAGGCGAGCCTCATCTTCAGAAACAACGTCAAGCAGATGGTCGAGGTCGCGCAGCGCGAGCGCGGCGGAAAGATCAGTCCGGACGAAAAGCGCAACATCATCCGCAAGGCCATCACCGACGAGGCATACGTGGCCGTCAGGTTCTGGAGCGACCGCCGAGTCCCCGTCGCCATGATGACGCAGGAGGAGCTCGGGAAGGCGTACTACGACATCGGCGGGCAGGAAGTGCCCATCGCGCAGTACCGCATGGCTGAGCAACAGCTCGTCCGCGCTGGCATCGCGTCCCCGACAGAGGCGCAGATCCTTGAATACTGGACCCGGAAGGGCAAGCCGAAGTGATTGAGCCGGACATCAACGAGCGCATGGCACGATTCTCGCCCTCGCAGGTCCAGGACGATCTAGACCCGATTGCGTCCGAGATCGCGTCACGTGCGGCCATCCCGACCTCGCAGCCGACGATGGCCATGCCGGACGTCGACCCGGTGGCGGCGCAGATCGCAGAGAAGGACACGGAGTCGCTCGACGCCGCCGTGCTCGGCGCCCGTGCCGTCAACCCGGACGAGGCCGCACGCGCCATTCAGGTGGGCAGGAAGGTCGGCATTCCGGCCGAGGTGGCCCGTGCCGACATGCAGCGGGCCGAGCAGCAGGCGTACCTCGCGGACCTGCGCTCAAAGGACTTCCTCCGCACCGACCCGGTCATGGCGAACTTCCTCGCCAACAAGGAGTTCGCGGAGGTCGCGCATGATGACGTCGGCGTGCTGGATGCCATCCGGCCCATCATGCAGGACTGGGCGATGGTGTACTGGACGGGGGCCACGCCGGGCATGCGCCGGGGCTTTGAGCGCGGCCAGCTGGTCGCTGAGCGCGGCGACATTGGCGGCAGGGCGATGGCCGGCCTGGCGCAGCCCGAGGACTTCGAGCGTGCGTCCAAGATCCGCGACCGCATGCGCGAGCTGGTGGACGTCGGGTTCCTGGGCGCGACCACCGAGGTCATCGCACAGAACCTTGCACAGATCCGAGGGATCGGCACGTTCACGGTCGGCGGCGCGGCGGTCGGCAGCGCGGTGCCCGTCCTCGGCACGATTGCCGGCGGCGCGCTCGGCGCGACCGCAGGCGTGGTCGCCACGACCGGGCAGATGGAGGCCGGGAACCTGTACCTCGACCTGCGCGAGGAGGGCGTCGAGGATGACGTCGCCATCCCGGTGTCCGTGGCCGGCGGGTTCCTGAACGGCGTGATCGAGGTGGTCGGCATGAAGATCGCCGCCAAGCCGTTCCAGGCGCTTGCCAAGCGCTTCATGGCTGAGGCGGTCGCCAAGGCCGTCGCGCAGCCCACGACACGCGCCGCGCTCGCCGCGGCCGGGAAGGGATACATCCTTCAGGTCGGGACCGAGGCCAGCGAGGAAGCGCTCCAGGAGGTGGTCATCATCGCCGGCGAGGAGATCGCCAAGGCGGCGTCCGGGATCGACAGCGAGACTGGCCTGCGGCAGGCCACCGAGCGCGTGGTGGACGCCTTCGTGCAGGGCGCGATGGGGTCGGCAATCCTGGGCGGCATCGGACCGGGCGCGAACCTGTACGTAGACCTGAGCCGTGCGGCCAACACCGAGCGGCAGCAAGTGTTCTTCGAGAAACTCGCCACGGCCGGCAGGGACAGCAGGCTTGCCAAGCGCAGCCCGGAGGCATACGAGCGGTTCCTCGAGGCGCAGGCAAAGGACGGCCCCGCCGAGACGATCTACGTGGACGGGCGCACGGCGCAGGAGCTGTTCGCGCAGAGCGGCCTGACGGCGGCGCAGCTCGAGGAGGTGCTTCCAGGGATCAAGGCGCAGGTGGACGAGGCGGTCGTCACGGGCGGGGACGTGACGATTCAGACGGCGCGGTTTGGGGCGCGGCTGGCGAACACGGATCTCGGGAACGCGCTGCTGCCGCACATGCGGCTTGATCCGGACGCGATGAGCCTGACCGAGGCGCAGGAGTTCCAGGCGCGGCGGCAGGAGGTCGTGAAGGACGCCGAGCGAATCCTGACCGAGAAGGAGTCAGCGAGCGGCACGTTCGTGCAGGAGGCGCGTGAGATCGAGGACACGCTTGCCTCGCAGATCCAAGCGACCGGGCAGATGGACGAGCGTGCGGCGCGCTCGAGCGCGCAATTCATGCGCGACTTCTACGTGACGCAGGCGGCGTCAATGGGTCTGACGCCGAAGCAGGTGTACGAGCGGTTTCCCGTCCGCGTCGAGGGCGAGGGCATGGCTGCGCCGGCAGCGCCGCTTGAGCAGTCTGCTCGTTCGCAATTGCAGACTCGCGCAAGTCAACTCGGCATCCCAGCAACGACAAGCAACGCCGCAATGCAGCGAGACATTGACATCCTGACACGCGACCCGAAGACATGGAGTCGCGAGGATTTCGATGCGGTGAAGAACCTGCTGGCGATTCATCAGGACGTTCGTCCCGGGGCTGCTGAACGTTCCGAAAGCATCATGCGCGAAGGGCTTCGGAGTGGGATGGTTGATTCCATTGCTGCAATGGAAGAAGGTCGGTGGACGTGGGCCGGCGAACTTGTCGGCGGCGAGGCATACGTGTTTCCGTATGGGACGCTGCGGTTCAGGTCAAAGGACGATCCGAACCTGGCGGCAGGAAACATCCCGCTGTTCAAGATCACGCCGAAGCGCGGCCAGAACCTGTACGAGGCCATCAAGGAATCCGCGGTCCTGAATCCGGCAGGAATCCCCGTTGCTCCATCATCGCCGCTTGAGCAGGCCGCCACGCTCGACGCCGACTATCTCGCGGCCGTCGAGCGCGGCGACATGGATACGGCACAGCGCTTGGCCGATGAAGCAGCAGACACGGCTGGATACACGGTTGTCGGGTTCCACGGATTGTCGGAAGGCAAGGTCGAGGGCGAATCGTTTGATCCGAAGCGGCTGGGTAACTTCACCGGGGCTCCTAGCTCTAGGCTTGGGTTCTTCTTCTCCAAGACACGCGGCACGGCCGAGACGTACGGAATGCCGCGCCTGCGTCCGGACGTGGTCGAAACGATTGCCCAGCGTTTGCAGCGCGCATACGAGCCGCTCATCAACGCGATCCCTGAAGGCGTCCAGACGGTTGCCTTGGCGCAAGAACTGTCCTACGGAGAGAACGCATTCAAGCTGCACGTTGAGGAAGGTCGGGAAATCGACCGAATCGACTCCGAAACCTATTTGCCGAATCTAGACAGCCTGGCAGAGTCGATCATGAACGACGTGCTTGAGATGGAGGGAGCTCCGGGCGTATCCAAGAGGACGTTCCAAAAGCTCGTCAGGCTTGAGAGTCAAGCCAGAGACGAGGTTCAGAAGGTCATTGACGAATACACGAATTCAGGCGAGCACCTTGACATCTCGATGATTGCCGTCCGCTTGCGTATGCAGAACCCATTGGTGTACGACCAAGAGGGTGCCGCATACCGAGATGAGGCGTACTACGACATTATCAAGCGCGCCAAGCAGCAAGGTCATGACGGCGTCATCATCAAGAACACCTACGACGGCGGTCCGCTTGATGACATCTATGTCGTGTTTGAACCGGAGCAGATCAAGCGAGCGGATGCGATCACCTACGACGAACAGGGCAACGTCGTGCCGCTGTCGCGCCGCTTTGACATCACCAGCCCGAAGCTGTTTGAGCAGGCGGCTGTTGTCCCAGCAACGATTGACGCGGCATCGAACGTGGAATCGTCATTCGCTTTCGCTGGAACACAGACATTCCGAAACAACAGGCAGTTCAAGAAGGCGATTCAGGATCGCGTCAACACCGCAGCAAAGGATGCTGGAATTGATCTGACGCAGTTCACGCCTGAAGTCGAGCAGTATCTCGTTCGCGTTGCAGTCGCCGATGCGATTACCGCGCTACGAACGAATCCGAACGCGGTCGGCTGGTACAACGAGAAAGTCACGAAGGCTCTTCGGCTTGTGTCGCTGATTCATCCAGAGATCGCAACCGATCCCAGGGCAAAGTTTGCATTCACGTGGGCGCTTGCGGTTACATCCAATGGCCTCAAGGTTGACAAGAACTTTGAGCTTGCGGAGCGCGCCTACGCCGAATACAAGCGAACCGGAAAGATGCCGACCAACGTCGGCGCCGGTACGGCGCAGATCGCCATCAACGAAAGCCTCGGACTGTTCAACGAGCTTGTCGAGAAGTATGGCATCGACGAAGTCGAAAAGTTTATGACCTCCAAGACGACCGTCAAGGAAGTCATCGCGTACACGAACAAGAACGTCAGCGGGGAGAATCTCACGACCGAGGTGTACGGCGCGGCCGCACTCGGCCCGAAGATCGGAAACGGATTCTTCGCGAATCTGTACGGCCACTTTGAGCAGCTGACTATGGATCGTTGGCTGATGCGAACCTGGGGCCGATGGACGGGAACGCTGCTTGAGGATAACGAGCGAAACATCGTTCTGAAGAGAGAGCAGCTTGCCAGCATCATCAAGGCGATGCCGGCAAAGAACCGGAAGCAGCTCGAGGCGATTGTCGGAATGTCGTTGGCGACCGATGACATCGACTCGCTTGCAACTGCCATCAACAAGGCGAGCCTGAAAAAGGAAAATCGCGTTGAGATGGCGAAGATCGGCGTGGCCGACGAGAAGGCGCAGGCGAAGTTCTCCAAGATCCTTGGGGAGCCGACTCGCGGTGTGCAACGGATTTCGTATGGAGACGAGTTCCGCAAGCTTGGCAACTCTCTCGCGAAGTATCTCGACGGTCAGAAGGAAGCACCGAGCGGGCCTCCGGAGCGAGCGCGAATCCGCAAGGTGTTCGCGCAGGCGCTCGCTGAACTTCAAACGCAGTTCCCGAGCTTGACGATGAGCGATCTTCAGGCGCTTCTCTGGTATCCGGAGAAGCGGTTGTATGACGCCGCGAAGACTGCCGACGAAGGGCAGACGGGATACGAGGACAATGCCGCGCCGGATTACGCAAACTCCGCAGCGAAACTTGCCCTTGCGAAGGGCATTTCGCAGGATGTTGTCAACGCTACAATAGGGGAAGTCGATGCAGAACTCGCAGCCATCGCCGCAGAGCGCACAACAGGAGCAGAACGAGGAATTGGAAACCTCGTTCTTCGCCAGGATGCTCGGCTTGCAGGAGCCGGATTTGAGCAAGCAGCCCGAAGCCCAGCCCGAGGCGGCTTCGACCCGCGTCGGCTGACCACGATCCTCAACAAGACCGCCGACCTATCGACGTTCCTGCACGAGTCGGCGCACGCCTTCCTCACGTTCTACGAGCAGGTCGCGCAGATGCCGGACGCCCCGGCGCGCATCGTCAACGACCTGGACGAGGTGCTCCGCTGGGCAGGCATCGCAGGCGACACGCCGCAGGCGCGACTCGCCGCGTGGAACGGCATGACGCTTGACCAGAAGCGCAAGGCGCACGAGCAGTTCGCCTACTCGTTCGAGGTCTACCTGTTCGAGGGCAAGGCACCGAGCGCCGAGATGCAGGGGCTTTTCGAGCGGTTCAGCGCGTGGCTCAAGCGCGTCTACCGTTCGATCCGCGATGACCTGAACGCGATCTACCGCCGGGAGTTCGGGGAAGACCTGCCGATCCTGACCGGGGAAGTTCGCCAGGTGATGGACCGGATGCTCGCCACGGACGAGCAGATCGCACGGCAGGCGGCCATCAACGAGATGAAGCCGATGTTCCAGACGCAGGCCGAGAGCGGCATGTCGGACGCGGAGTGGGCCGCGTACCAGCAGATGCAGCAGGAGGCCATCGAGGCGTCGGTCATCGACATGAACGTCGCCAGCATGCGGCAGATGCAGTGGCTCGGGAACGCACGCAGCCGCGTCCTGCGCGAGGTGCAGAAGAAGCACGACGCCAGGCGCAAGGAAGTCGCCGTCGAGATCGCCGCCGAGGTCAAGGTCGAGCCCGTCTACCGTGCGATGACCTACCTCCGCACCGGGAAGTTCATCGATGCCGATGGGGCTGAGGTTGCCATCGAGGGACCGCACCGCCTAGACACCAAGCGCGTCAAGAAGCTCTACGAGACGGTCCCGACCGCCGCCTCGCTCGAGGCCGTGCGTGCGACCGGGATGCCGATGCCGGCGGTGATCGCCCCGGACATCGCCAAGCTCGGGACGGGCAAGGGCGGCATGATGGGCGTGGATGGGCTCGACCCGGATTTGGTGGCCGAGACGTTCGGCTACTCGAGCGGCGACGAGATGATCCGCGCCCTGATCGCGGCTCGGCCCATGAAGGAGATCGTGGCCGAGCGGACGGACGCCGAGATGCTCAGGCGCTTCGGGGACATGACGAGCCCGGAGGCCATTGAGGCCGAGGTGCAGGCTGCGCTCCACAACGAGGCCAGGGCGCGGTTCGTGGCCGTTGAGCTGCGCTACCTGTCCAAGGCGACCGAGCCGGCACGGGTGATGGTCGACGCGGCCAAGCAGGTCGCCCGCGACCTGATCGCCGCCAAGCGGGTCCGGGACGTGCGCCCGAGCGACTTCGTGGCCGCCGAGGCCCGCGCCGCCCGGGACGCCTCCCGCATCGGGTCGCCCGCGGACGCCGTGGCCGTTGGTCGCGCCGCCTATACCCGGATCTACAACGAGCGGATCGCGGCGGGGGCCGACGAGCTGACCGCCGTGGCCGAGGCCACCACGGCCAGCGTGGAGGCCGCCAGGATGGCTCAGGAGCGCACGGAGGAGATCAAGGCGCGCTACGGGGCCGACCCGGAGCAGGCCCGCATACGGGCAAAGCGCGCCCAGCTCTACCAGAACCAGCTCGCCGCCGAGGCGCTGCGGGTCAAGGCCGAGGTCGACAAGCAGGTCAAGTACCTGCGCCGGGTGCTCAGGGACGAGAACGTCAAGCGCATGGGGGCGCAGGCGGCCGACCAGGTCGCCGGGCTCCTTGACCGCTTCGAGGTGGCCGCCGTCAGCCTGAAGCGCCTGGACGAGCGCAAGGCACTCACCGACTGGCTCGCCGAGCAGGAGGCCGCCGGGCTGGTGCCGGACATCGCCCCGGAGATCGCCAACGAAGCCCGCCGCGTCAACTACCGCGAGATGAAGGTCAGCGAGTTCCGCGACCTGGTGGACGCGGTGAAGCAGATCGAGTTCATCGGCAAGAACGAGCAGAAGCTGCGCCTGGCCGAGGAGCGTGCCGCATTCGAGGAGAAGCGCGACGAGATCGTCACGCGCATCCGCGCCGCCGGCAAGGTCCGGGGCCTGAGCCTCGACCCGCGCACGCCCCTGACCGGGATCGGCCGCACGGCGGCGTTCCTGCGCGGGTTCGCCGCCCAGCACCTGAAGGCCGCGTCCATCGCCCGCGTCCTCGACGGCGGCAAGGAAGACGGCCCGCTCTGGAACGCCATCATCCGCACGGCCAACGACGCCTCCGACATGGAAACCACCATGCGGGCCAAGGCATCGCTCAGGCTGGGCGAGATCCTGAAGCCCGTGTTCGCGCTCGGCGGCATGGGCGGCAAGGGGATGCACTTCCCGTCCATCGGGCGCAGCCTGAACCGTGAGGCGCGGCTTGCCATCGCCCTGAACATGGGCAACGACGGCAACCGCCAGCGCCTGCTTGATGGCGAGGGCTGGACGCTCGAGCAGATCCAGCCCGTGCTCGAAAGCCTGACCGAGGCCGAGTGGCAGGCCGTGCAGCAGGTGTGGGACTTCATCGACGGCTACCGCCCGGAGATCGCCGCCAAGGAGCGCAGGCTCTACGGCAAGGAGCCGACTTGGGTGACGCCCGTCCCGTTCACCGTCCGCACGGTCGACGGCAAGGAGGTCAGCCTCCAGGGCGGCTACTACCCGATCAAGTACGACCCGGTGGCCTCCGACCGGGTGGCGACCGTGGACGCCGCCGAGGAGGCCAAGCGCGACCTGCAAGGCGCGTATACGGCGGCCACCACGCGTCGGTCGTTCGTCAAGGCACGCGCCAAGGAGGTCGTGGACAGGCCGATCCTGTACACGCTCGACGCCGCATTCAGCGGGGTGAACGACGTGATCCACGACCTGGCGTGGCATGAATGGCTCATCTCGACGAACCGCCTGCTGCGGGACGTCAAGTTCGCCAACGCCGTGCGCGAGACTCGCGGGCCTGAGTTCCTGAAGCAGCTGCGCGACTGGACGAAGGACAACGCGACCGGGGCACGCGGTCAGCAGGTCGCTGGCGAGTCGGTCCTGTCCTGGCTCAGGCAGGGCATCAGCGCGTCGGGCCTCGGTTTCAACATCAACAGCGCGGCGCTCCAGATCACGGGTTTTAACCAAAGCATCGTGCGGGTGGGCGCGAAGTACATCGGGCAGGGCATCACGCAGTTTGCGACCAGCCCGTTCGACTCGGCGAAGATGGTGGCCGACAAGAGCCAGTTCATGGCCGAGCGCGGCCGCACGCAGTTCCGCGAGATCAACGAGATCAAGAACCGTGTACGCGGACAGACAGAGATTTCGCGGCGGGTGTTCGCCGGCACCTACTTCCTGATGATGAACATGCAGCGGTCAGTGGACATCCCGACTTGGCTCGGCGCCTACCAGAAGGCGCTCGACGCCGGGAAGAACGATGCCACGGCCGTGGCGCTCGCAGACCAGGCGGTGCGCGACTCGCAGGGCAGCGGCCTCGTTTCGGACCTCGCGGCGGTTGAGCGCGGCGGGCCGGCCATGAAGCTGTTCACGGTGTTCTATTCGTACATGAACACGGTCTACAACATGGCCGCCGTGCAGACGATGACGGCACGCGGAAAGGGCAAGCTGGCCGCCGATTACGCGATGCTGTTCGTGGTCCCGGTCGTGCTCGGCTACGCGATCAAGAGCCTGCTCCAGCCGAACACGGATGACGAGGAGTTCGATCCCGAGGCGCTGGCACGCAAGCTCGCCGCCGAGGAGCTGTCGTACATGATGGGCACCATGATCATCGCACGCGAGTTTGGCGGCGCCGCGCAGCTCCTGACGGGCGCGGAAGGCGTCCGCATGGGCTACGGCGGCCCTGCCGGCCTGCGCGCCATCGGAGAGGTGTATGGCCTTGCCACGCAGGCTGGACAACTTGAGTTCGACCGCGCCTTCCGCCGCTCTGCGGTCAACACGCTCGGTGCGTTCACCGGGCTGCCGGCGGCGCAGATCAACCGCACCATCGACGGCATCGAAGCAGTGGTCGAGGGCGAGGTCGAGGGCGTCGGCGCGGTGGTTGCGCCGCTCACCGGGGTGAGGCGTTAGTACCCGTAACCGTACCCGTGATTCATAGGCTGAACCAAGAGGCGATGCATCCATGACCATCAGCAGCACGACGAGAATCGCCGGCCCGTTCATCGGCAACGGGACCGCCTCTGCCTTCCCCGTGGCGTTCAAGGTCTTCACCGCCGGGGACATCGACGTCGTGCGCCTCAACTCGTCCACGGGCGTGGAAACCACGCTCGTCCTCACGACCGACTACACGGTCACGCTGAACATCGACCAGGACTCGAACCCGGGCGGGACGGTCACGCTCGTCGCCGGGCCGCTGGCGACCGGGTTCACGCTCACGATCACCTCGGACATCGCCAACCTCCAGCCGACCGACCTGACCAACCAGGGCGGCTTCTACCCGGAGGTCATCACGGATTCGTTCGACCGGGCGACCATCCAGATCCAGCAGCTTGCCGGGGACGTGTCGCGGTCGATAAAGGTCCCGCTTTCGGACAGCACGTTCGACATGGAGCTGCCGGGGGCGCTGGCACGCGCCAACTCCTTCGTGGCCTTCGACGGCAACGGCGCGCTGACCACGCAGGCCGCGAGCTCAAGCGCGGCCCCGACCTCGATCACCCGCCAGGTCTTCAGCGGCACGGGGTCGCAGACGATCTTCGCCCTCGGGAGCGACCCGGGCGGCGCAGGCAATTCGGCGCAGGTCTTCATCGGCGGCGTGTACCAGCAGCGCAACACGTACACGATCTCCGGCTCCACGCTGACCTTCAGCCAGGCGCCCGTGGCCGGGACGAACAACATCGAGTTCGTGAACTTCCTGATCGGCAGCGGCTCCAACGGCGTCGGCATCGTGACGCTGACCGGGGACGTGACCGGGTCCGGGACGGGCACGGTGCCGGCGACCATCGCCAACAACGTGGTGACGCTCGGCAAGATGCAGACCATCGCAACTGACCGACTCCTCGGCCGCGACACGGTCGGCACGGGCGACGTCGAGCAGCTCACGGTCGGAGGCGGCATCGAGTTCACCGGGTCGGGCGGCATCCAGACGAGCGCATTCACGGGGAACGTGACCAAGTCAGCCGGCGGCACCGCGCTGACCATCGCAAGCGGCGTGGTCGCGCCTGCCATGCTCACGACCGGGGGGCCGTCCTGGACGTCGGGCGGCGACGTCACGGTGACGGGCGACCTGACCGTGACGGGCAACGACATCAAGTCAAGCACGGCGACCGCCATCACGATGTCGGGCGCGGACGTCGCCATGCAGGGGAACACGACCTTCAAGAACATTACTGAAGGCGTGGTCGCCATCGGCACGGTGGGCGCGGCGCACACGTTCGACCTGACCAACGGCACGCTCCAGACGGCCACGCTGACTTCGGCCACGGCGGCCACGTTCACGATGCCGACCGCGACCGCAGGCAAGCGCTTCCAGCTCCTCATCAAGCAGCCGGCTTCCGGCAGCACGACCACCGCCACGTTCACCGGGGTCAAGTGGCCCGCCGGCACCGGACCGACGATCACGGCCACGCTCGGCCGCCTCGACATCATCAACTTCGTCGCGGACGGCACGAACTGGTACGGCACCTTCAGCCAGAACTTCACGCCATGATGACCAAGCCAACGTCCGAACAGGTCACGTTCCTCGCAGCCGGCTCCGGCGCCACGCAGCGCACGGCGCTCGACAAGTTCCGCGACATGGTGAGCGTGAAGGACTTCGGCGCGGTCGGGGACGGCGTCACCGACGATACTGCTGCATTTCAAGCAGCAATCAACGCGGCAAGTCATGTGATCGTGCCTCCGACATCCTCGAGTTATGTCGTTGGAAACCTCACGATCTCATCAGATCGCCGAATTGACGTGCGCGGAAACATTTCGCACTCAACATCCAATGCGCTGTTCACGGTTTCAGGAACTGTCGGAACGACGTATCCGGTTTCAGGAAGCTCTGCAGCCGGATCGCGAACCATCACGCTTTCCTCCGTGTCTGGCCTTGCCGCCGGCGACCGCATCATCCTGAACGAGCTTCTTGGCGCGCCAGACGAGTATTTCGCGGCGGCGTACTCCGTGCTTTCGGTTGTCGGCACGACAGTCACCGTGGACAGGGGTCTTGACTTCGCCGTCACGACCGCAGCCACGGCGACCAAGTTCGTTCCGGTGTCGTGCTCCATCTGCGGCGACGGGGTGTCCGAGGTCGTGCTTTCAAACCAGACGCCTCGACTTGTGCTTGCCCAGTACGTCGACATGCTCGAAGTGTCTGGACTCACGGCCAGATGCACCGGAACCGCTCCCGTGTCGACCACCTCATCGCTCGGAGTCGTGCGAATCGAGGATGGAATCAATTGCGACGTCAGTCGTGTTTCGATCACCGGCCTCACCGGATCGGATACGTACCGGGGAATCGACGTCAGGCGCTGCTCGTTCGCAAGCGCCAGGTCATGCTCGCTGTCCGGTTTCGTTGGAACGTGCATTGGCATTCAGTTCCTGCACAGCACGCATTCAAGCGCGTCCGGATGCACGCTAGTCGACATCCCCGGCGGTTCTTCCGGTGCGATGCTGTTCTACTACTCCATCGGATGCCTGGCCGAAGGCAACTCGATCTGCGGAACCCAGTACTACGACTCGATTTTCCACGGATCAGGAATCCAGTTTTCGAGGTGCGGAAGCGGGGTCATTTCAGGAAACATCCTGACCGACATCCGCGGAACCGCGTGCATCTACCTGTCCGCAAACTGCTTCGACATAGATGTTGTCGGCAACACCTGCATCGGAAACTACACCGACACCAACGAGCACCTGGCGTCCATCATGTTCCGGCTTGGAACAAACCTGAACATGGTCGGAAACGTCGTGTCCTACTACGGGCCGGAACCGCGCATCTGGGTGCGTGGGGTCGACGGGTTCTCCGTGATCGGAAACAGGATCGAAACGGATTCCACGTGGACATCCGGACTGTTCCTGTTCAACAAGACCGGGTCGGAGCCGGTGTCGGCAATCTACTACCCGAAGAACGGCATCGTGTCCGGCAATTCGTGCCTGGCGAAGACCACGACTTCGCTCAACGCCTCCGGAGTGCAGGTTGGAGAGCTGGCATCCAACATCGTGATTTCAGGAAACAACTTTGACCTTGAGTGGACCGACACGGGATCGTCCGACAAGCGTGCAATCTTCCTGACCGGCACGGACATCCAGTTCCTGAACAACTCCGTGAAAGCCACATATGCGTCCGGCGGATCGGAGAAGGTGGTGGTGCGCATCGGTTTATCAAGCTTCACCGGAGTGTTCAGCGGAAATGACATCCGCTCGACAAATTACGACACGCTGTTCATCGGTTCTGCCGCAGGAATGCGCGGAAGCGACAATGTTCTCCTGGAAACAGACATCTACGGAGTCCGTGCCGGATCGTTTGTCGCCACCTCGTCGGTTGCCGGGAAGACCGCGTTGCGCTATGGCAACACCGCATCGCGCCCGACGCTGACATCAAATGACGCCGGATTCATGTACTACGACACCACCACATCGTCCATCGTCACATGGACCGGAACTGCGTGGGCATAGGAGCTTCTCATGGCACTGTCAATGACCATCGGGTTTCGCGGGATTTCCGTAGATGACGCATACCATCGCGTTGACTGCGTGCAGGTTGTCGCCAAGTCATCACTGAGGATTTCCGTCGGCACATACGGAAACAGGAATTCGGAACCACTGGTGGTTCGCGATTACGTTTCCGCATATGACATCGACGGAGACAACCCAATCGCGCAGGCGTACCTGCACCTCAAGACGCTGCCGGAATTCGCCGGCGCAACGGATTGCTGACCATGAGCGCCGAACGCCACGACGAACTGTTCCTCGCCATCGGCCGCCTTGAAGGCAAGGTCGACTCGCTCCTCGTCATGCAGCAGAACCAGAGCGACCAGCTCAAGGACCACGACCACAGGCTCCGCTCGCTCGAGCACTCACGCGGCTACATGCTCGGCTGGGCCGCGGCCATCGGCGCGGGCGTGAGCGTCGTGTCCACGTACATCATCCGCGCCGTCACCTAAAGGGAACGAACCAATGATAAAGAGCAATGGCGGAGTCTTCGGACGCAACCCGACCTTCCAGACAATGGTGGTCGACGGCAGCCTAAGGCTGACAAACGGAAACATCGTCCTCGGAACATCCGGCAATGGAATCGACTTCAGCGCGACCGCGAACTCCGGCGGAACGATGACCAGCGAATTGCTCGATGACTACGAGGAAGGGACCTGGACGCCCGTTTATTCTCCGGAAACCGGCGCCTTTGCGACGTTGACGATGAGCGTGGTATCCGCGACCTACACCAAGGTCGGCCGCATGGTCAATGTCAATGCGCTCATTAGAACGAACGACGTAGACCTCGGTACTGCGGCGGGAACGCTGCGCGTTTCCGGTCTTCCGTTCACGGCCAACGGACAGCCTGCGGGAACAGTGACCAATTCCGGAAACTGGACAGGAGACGATCCATCGTCATGCACCATCGCGGATGGATCTTCGATCATGTCGCTCTATTACCGCGCAACCGTCAATTCGGTGGATCTCCTGCTTGAGGTGGCCGACATGACCACAGGTGCCACCGCGTCACGAAACCGGATTCAATTTTCCATCACCTACTTCACGGACTGACAATGCTGACAAAGACCAAAATCGTCGACAAGATCGAAACACTTGAGAATGGTTGCGTTCAGGTACGCACCGCCATCCGGGTGATGGAAAACGGCGAGATCCTCTCGCAGTCCTTCCACCGCCACGTGGTCAGTCCTGGCAACGATTACTCGCAGGAAGATCCGAGGGTGCAGGCCGTGTGTGCAGCCATTCATACGCCGGAAGTGATCGCCGCTTACCTGGCGTCAACCAACCCGCAGGCGCAGGAATAACCCATGTCAACCATCGCATCGGCCACCATCTCCGCGGAGAACACCTGGACCACCCCGGTCAAGCTGATCGGGAACATCAACATCAGCGTGGCGCTCGCGTCTGGCTCGGTCGGCTCCCTCGGCGGTACCACCGTCACCGTGCAGCGTTCGACCGACAACTCGACCTGGCGCGACGTCGACTACTGGACGTCGACCGGAGAGGACGTCGGCTACGAGCCGGAGGCACTGTGGTATCGCGCCGGCGTGAAGACTGGCCAGTACGTGAACAGCGTCGTGCTCCGCATCGGCCGCGAAGACGGCAGCATCGGGTATCCCCCCTGACCGTGCGCGGGCACCTGAGCTTGCTTGCTGCGGCGTTGCTCCTGGCCGGCTGCAACCCGGTCGCCAGGATCGCAAACAACGCCACGGCCATCCGTGGCGAGGCGCAGGCGCTCGTGGACCACGGGAAGGCCGCAGGCGACCCGGTGGTCGTGGACGGCGCCACGCGCATCCTGGGCCACGCGGACGCCATCCAGGCCGACATCCCCCATGTCGAGGCCAGGGTGCCGGCGTGGCTCTCCACGCTGCACTGGTGGGGCATTGCGCTGGCGGTGGTGGCGGTGGCGTTCATCCTGTGGCAGAGCGGGGCGTTCACGGCCATCCGCATCGCCATCGGCTGGCTGCCCCGGAAGAAGGTGTCGCAGGCCGAGCTGGCCGTGGATATGCTCGATGAATCACGGCCGGAAGGCGACCGTGAGCTAATAGCTGCAATGCGCGCACAGGACAGTGAGTTCGATGCAGCGTTCCGAAACGCGGCCAAGCGCCGCAAACAGAAAGGCACGACATGAGTCAGTTCCTCGGATCGGTCTGGTTCGGCGTGATGCTGGCCCTCGCGGGCTACCTCGTCGGCAACGTCCTGCCCATCGGCAAGCTGATGGACATGTTCAAGTCAAAGTGAAATGAAAAGCCCCGGCGGTGAGTGCGTCCTGCACGCCGCCGGGGCAAGCGAGAGAAGAAGGTTCCCTAGCGTATCCGCAGGCTTGTGCCTCGCGGGAGCAGGGTGCAGCCGGGGACTGCCGTGCCGGCCTCGAGCGCGGCGCGGATCGCGTCCTTGTTCGGCTCGTGGCGCACGACCCTGAACTCGGCTGGCAGGTCATCGACCGGGGCTTCAATGACAAGCGGCTGCTTCCCGCCGTTGGCGGCCACCGACAGCTTGAACTTCAGGCCGTCGATCTTTGTCTTGCCCGTTGATTCCATCGCCTCCTTGAGCCGCCGCTTGAGGCGCTCGGCCACGGCCTCGTCGGCCTCGGCCAGGGCGCGGATGCGGGCGGCCTCGTCCTTGCGTGCCTTGGCGCGGAGCGCGAGTTCCTGGATGACGCTGGCGTAGCCCTCGGCCTTGTCCTCGAGCGCCGCGTCGAGGCCGGCCAGGTGCTCCTCGAGCGCCGCATTCGCGTCTGCCTCGGTCTGCCCGCCCTCGAGCAGGGCGTCGATGATGTCGCTGATCTCGTTCTGGATTGCGTAGAGTGACATGGTGTTCCTCCGGGTCAGAAGGGCATGGACAGGTCGTCATCGGCGGGGGCCGGCGCGGGCTTGCGCTCGGTGGACGACAGGACGCGCATGATCGTCAGGGCGTTCCCGACGCGGGCGATGTCGAGCCGCATCTCATCGGCCTTGTCCGCGAGCTGGGCGTACTCCGCGACCGTGGTGGCGAGCCAGGCATTGCCGTGGTCCCCGGCGACCTGGATCGCGATGGGCTTGTCCTTGCGGCGCACGACCCGCAGGATGGCGAACGTGCCCTCGTACTCGTCCGGGTAGGTGTCGGCCGGCTCGGCCTGCTCGGCCGGCTTGGGCGCCGGGGCCGGGACAGGCGTGGATGCCTCAGGAGCGGCCTTGCGCTTGCGGACGGGCTTGGGGGCTTCCACGGCCACGGGCGCGTCCTGGGGCAACGTGGTGGCTTCCACGACCTCCGGGGCGGGCAGCGCGGCGATGGGCGCAACGGCAGGCGGGTTGTCGGCCTGCGCCATCTCCTCGGGCGTATACAGACCGGACAGTTCGGCGGGGAACGCCTTGCGGAGGGCGAGGGCCTCGGCGCACTTGGCGATCATCACGGTCGGCATCTTGCCCCACATCCCGGTCAGGTAGCCGTCCTTCGACCGCTGCGCGTACTCGCGGAACAGGGCGATGGCCGTGACGGCCTCGACGAACCCCTTGCGGTAGACGCCCACGCGGGCGGCCGCCGGCGGCTCCTCGTTCAGCCACACGTCCACCCAGCGCCCGTCCGTGCCGCAGTAGGCGACGGCCGTCTGCCCCGCGTACTCACCGCTGCGCTGCGCGACCAGACGGAACCCATCGATGCTGACCTGCGTCTGCATGACCTCGCGGCCAGCCTTGCGGTCGTAGCGGCGCACGGCGTAGATCTGCCGTGCGAACGGGTCGAGCCCGGTGCGCTCGCAGATGTTGAAGAACAGGTCGAGCTCGTCGCGGCTCGCGCCGTTGCAGAGCGTCCGTGCGAGCAGCTCGCGCTTCTCGTCATCCAAGCGTGCCAATGCACTCATGTCAGTCTCCTTCGCTTGCGCGGGTCGCCGCGCTCGGCCGGCGGCAACACGCCACCGACAGGATCAGTATACGCCCCACTACATCGGCGTCAAGCCCAGACTTTCACCAGCGTTTCGGCGGTTTCGCCCCATTCCTTGCTGGCGGCAATCATCGCGACCTGGCCGTCATCCACGTACACGACCCCGGTCATCGCGTCCAAGGCAGCTCTGCAAAGCTTGTCCAGGTCCGGCCGCGTGGGTGCCAAGGGCAGCGCCGGCCTGATGAGGCCACGCGAGGTGAAGTGTGACTTCGGGCGCGGGAACCGGAAGCACAGTTCGACCGCCACCGCTCCGGTCGCCGGCAGTTCCGTCCACGCCTCGCGTGCCACCAGCGCGAACACCGCCCGGTAGGGCTTGACCTTGGCGCTCGACTCGAGCAGCACGACGCGCCCGTTCCTGAGCTTCACCGCACGCTTGGAACCTTGGGGGGCGGCGAATCCCGGCACGGTGAATTCAATCATTTCGGACCCTGTGGTTGGATGCTGCCAGCACTTGGCGGTTCACCTGGCGTATCAACTTCGCCATCTCCTGCCGCAGGTACACGACCTCCTGCATGAGTTCAATCGTGAGCGGGTCGTTGGTGCCGCTGTCTCGCACGCGGTCGACGACGTCCTCCTCGCGCTCCCCTCTCCCTGGAATCATGGTCAGCCCGACCCTTCGTAAAGGATGCGCTCAATGCGGGCGGGCAGGATGTTGCGGAGTTTCCGCACCTCGTCGCGCAGGACGCGGATGTGCCGCGCCGCCTCGCGCCGCTCGAGATTCGCCATCTCGCCCATGCCAGGCCAGTAGATGTCGAGCCGCTCGAGGATGTCGCGCTCCTGGTGCTCGTCGCCAGGGTCGATCATTTGCCGGCCTCCTCGTTTGAGAAGCAATCCCACCCGAATTTCTTGGCTATCTGCATCGCTTCGGCAAGCGTGGTCTTTGGCGCCTGCTTCAGTTTCGTTGTGACGGCACCGAGGATGCACACCTGCATCCTCGCCTCGTCGCGCTCGGCGGTGAGGCGGGCGATCTCGTCGCGTGGGTCGGTCATGCGGTTTCCTTGATCTTTGCCTTGCGCCGCTCCTCAAGTTTGTTGCGGCGCTCCTCGTCCGCACGGTAACCCTCGTACTTGTGATTGAGCCATGAGTGTGCGTCCGCGATCTGCTTCATCAGATCGGCGCTGAGAATGACGTATCCCACCGAGTCGGCAACGCCGACCAGGTACTGGAGGTGGTGGCTGGTGTCCCTGTAACAGCAAACCTGCTGGATCTTGTTGGGATCTTTGTCCTTCATTGCTTCTCCTTGTTCAAAGTTACCCCCGCGCCGTGTTGGAAACCACGATAAGGTGGCACGGCGCGGGGGCTTTCCGGCAACGCGCCGGAGGGTGTCTGTGGCTCGCGGTCGATCTCGCGCAGCAGGGCGTTGATTGACTCGAGCGCCTCGTTCTGGTCGTGCTTGAACCCTGCGGCCAGCGCCGCCGAGAGCTGCCGCAGCGGGGCGGCGGCGGCGCGGATCTGCCCGATGCGCGCACGAAGCAGCATGATCGTGAGGCCGCGCTCGTTGAGCGCGTGCTCGTACCAAGTTGGGTCACTCATCGTCGCGCTCCCTCAGGATTCGCACGGTCTTCGGGGCGCGCACGACGAGCGTGACCTTCCCCACATTGGACGGCGTCGGGGCAACGGCAGCCACGGCGCGTCCATTCTCATCCACGATCACGACCGACTGGCCGTGGCGCAGGGTGACGGCGACGTTGCCGGCGTTCGGGATATCACGCATGGTCAGCCTCCCACTTTGCGATTTGCTCCCCGATCCAAGCCATGCAGTTGCAGGCCATGCTGTTACCGAGCGCCTTGTATCGAGGCCCGTCCGGGCATTCCTCGGCAGTCTTCTTCCGCCACGGGATTGCCGTCCAGTTGTCCGGGAAGCCCTGGAGCCTCTCGCACTCAACCGGGGTGAGCCGGCGGACGGTCATGGCATGGGCCACCGCCGGCGGTTGTCCACCACCGGACGGACTTGGAACGGTGAGCGTCGGCTGTACCTCATGGGCGAACTTCGGAGTCTCGTAGGTTGTCAGGCCAATCGCCACCGCTGCATGGGCCGCGTTGTCCCTCGCAAGCGTGTGGCACGGATCGCCGGGCTTGCGGTTCTGCCTGTTGACGGGAGCGGTAATCTGAAACAAGTCGTAAGGGACAGGTTGTCCGACTGCTTGAACTTCCGCTCGCGCCTCGATGGTGTATGCCACGCCATCAGTTCGCACTCCAACCCCGTCCGGCCCGCTCGCAGGGTTCTCGCGTATTGCCCCGGCCTGAATCGCCATAGGAATGTACGCGCCGTGATTATCCAGTTCTGTCCGAGATTTGGCGATAGCGCGGCCAAGTGTCCCAGCAACTAACTGCTCTGGGTTGTTGCGGCACTCTCCAGAGCGCGCCGCAAGAGTTCCGGCAATTTCTTCCCGCGCAGTTCCGCTCTTCGCAGAATTCCGCTGCACGCTTTCGCGCTCAAAGAGAACCTGGGCAGCACGGCTCCAGTCTCCAAGACATCCGACAACGAACACACGTCGCCGGCGCTGCGGGACGGCGCGGGGATGCCCGTGTGTTCGCACCCATTGAGCGTCCAAAACCCGGTAGGCGACCCCATACCCCAAGAGGCCCATCGCCCCGAGGAAGGAACCAAAATCCCGTCCTCCGTTGCTGGACAGGACACCGGGGACGTTTTCCCACACAACCCATCGAGGCCGTAGACGCCGAGCAATTTCAAGATAGGTAAGCATGAGTCCTCCTCGGGGGTCTGACAGGCCGGCGCGGAGTCCGGCAACGCTGAAGGACTGGCAGGGGGTTCCGCCCACGAGAAGGTCAATTGATCCGGGTTGAAGGGGCCATTGCTCATACTTGGTCATGTCTCCGAAGTTTGGGACGCTCGGGAATCGGTGCGCCAGCACCGCTGCCGGGAACGGCTCGATCTCGCTGAAGCCGACAGGCTCCCAGCCGAGGTGGTGCCACGCAACGCTCGCGGCTTCGATGCCCGAGCATACGGAGAGGTATCTCATGCCTTCGCCTTCGCGCCCTGGCGCTCAAGCTCGTCGCGCAGCGCGCCGCCCTCCGCGATGGCGATGACTTCCGGCATCGGGAAGTCCATCGGAACGTCGTGCGGCGTGTTGATCGCCGTGCCGTCGAGCCGGATCTCAAGGAGATCCCAGGACTTCAGGCGCCAGTAGCGCGTGCGCACGCTGCCGTGCTGGTGGAAGCGTTCGTTCTCGTCCTCGACCCACTTGGCGTCGACGAGCACAGATACGTCGTTGCTGCCGAGGTATTCGGCGAGGCTGCGATTGGTGCGGGCGTAGTCGGACGTGAGCGGAACGATGTGGTCTACGTGCAGGATCATGCGAGCCTCCATACCCGAATCAGGCGACCGTGGGTGGACGGGCGGCGGCTTGCGACCACCTCGCCCGTCCATGCGAACTTGCCGTCGAACACGCTGCCGGCGGCGTTCCCGAGGTCAGCGTAGTCAAGGCCGTTCTCGGCCATGAGCGCCGCGACCTCGTCGGCGGTGACGGTGTTGCCGTTGCGTGCGATGAACGCCGCGAACCCGCGTGCGGCGGCGAGGAGTTCGTGCCGGCGGTCGGCGGCCAGGGCCTTGCCGATGACCTTGCGCCGCTCGGCCTCGGCGGTGTCGAACAGGTTCATCGGAACCTCCGCATCCGCAACTTGCGCGGGTCGATGATGCCCATGTCGAGCACGGTGTAGCCGACCCCGTCCTTGTGCGCGATCATCACCCCGAACAGGTCGTGCGCCCGTTCGATGATGTTGTTCACCGTGCGGGGCGTGACGTCCCAGCGGTGGGCCAATTGCTTCCGCGTCATCGGCTCGGTGCGGCAAATCTCGACCATGTCGAGGATGCGGTCGACGAGGGTTTCGGTGTCCTGCCTCACAGTTCCACCTCCGTCTTGGCGTGGACGGCGAGGAAGTCCTTCTCGGCCTGCTGGAGCCACAGGATGGAGGCGTCGAATTCGTGCTCGGCGTCGAAGTTGCTCTGCGCGACGGCGCGACTGGCGGCGATGACCTCAGCGCTGACCGAGTCCCCCAATTCCATCGCGGCGGCGAGGAGCACGTTGTCGTACTTCTTGCGCGTTTCGTGGCGAAGCGTGATGTGGTTGGTGACGGTGTCCCTGACCTTCATGGCAGTTCTCCGGTGTTGTGCACCGAGCAACGCGCTCGGATGCGGGGTGTATACATCGGGCTATATCGGCAGCGCAAGGGGGCTCCATTAGGAATTCTTGTAAGAATTTCTTACCGCGTGAAATCGGCGGGAAAGTGCGTAAGTTGAGCGGCGCATGGTGTCGATGACGCAGCACCAGCCCGGATCGTTCACCGTCGAGATGTCGCATGATGGGGATGGATCAAGTCCGTCACAGGACTGGAGCCAGGAATTCCTGCTGATCTCAGATGCCCACATCGACAACGCCCACGCCGACCGGCAGATGTTCGAGCGGCACATGCGCCAGTGCCGGGAGCGCAATGCGAAGTGGATCTCGAACGGGGATTTCCTCTGCTGTATGCAAGGAAAATACGATTTGAGGTCTGACACCTCGGCTTGCCGTCCCGAGCACCGCGAGGGGCGCTACCTCGACGCCGTCATCAACACGACCGCCGACTATCTCGCGCCGTGGGCTGACATGGCGCTGATGTTCGCTCCCGGCAACCACGAAACCGCGATCCGAAAGCGGCACGAAACCGACATGAATGAGCGCCTGGTCGAGGCGCTCAAGGCGAGGAACAAGGACTGCCGTGCATATGCAGGCAGTTATGCAAACTGGGTGCGGTTCCTCGTCCGTAAGAAGGGCCAGCGCCAGCTCGTCGCCGGCAGCGTCGTGATGTACATGCACCACGGCTACGGCGGCGGCGGCCCGGTTACCAGGGGCACCATCCAGACCTCGCGCATGGCGGTCTACCTGCCGGACGCCGACCTGATCTGGACGGGCCACACCCACGACGAATGGATTATGCCGATCCAGCGGGCGAGGCTGTCGCTCCACGGCAGGCCGTACCTCGACCGCGTCCTGCACGTCAGGAGCCCCGGGTACAAGGACGAGTTCAGCGAGGGCAATGGATGGGCCGTCGAGAAGGGCATGCCGCCCAAGCCGAAGGGGGCGCTGTGGCTCAGGTTCTGGATGGAATGCGCCCGCAGGAACGGTGTCGCCACCCGTACCCTGCGCTTCGAGGTCCGTGAAGCGCAGTAACTGACCGTCTGAGAAGGACAGATCCAGGAGCATCCATGCCGACGCCAGCGAAGGGCAAGAGATTCGTGAAGGTCGTGAAGAACCCGAAGACCGGGCGCAGCAACAAGGTGAGCTACGGCCAGGCCGGGAAGGCCAAGGGCGGCGGCGACCGCATCAAGCCAGGCACCGCCAAGGGCGATGCGTACTGCGCCCGCAGCTGGGGGCAGATGCAGCGCAGCTCGGCGGCAGCGAAGAACCCCAACAGCCCGCTGCGCCTGTCACGCGCAAAGTGGAAGTGCAGCGGCAAGACCTCGAGGAGCTGAACATGGCAAAGAAAGCAGCGAAGCGCGGCCTGTACGCGAACATCAACGCACGGCGCAAGGCCGGCACCAGCCGACCAAAGTCGAAGTCCACGGTCAGCCCGGCCTCGTACCGTGCGATGAAGCGCGGGTTCAAGTGATCCGGCCATGAGGGTCCGGCTCGGCGGCAAGTACTGGACGCTCAGGTTCAGCCCGAACCTGGCCGACTACGGCAACATGGTCGACCCGGGCCATGCCGCAGGCCGCGTGCTGCGGATTGCCACGTGGCAGTCCGAGGAGGATCGTTTGGACACGACCCTCCACGAAGCCATACATTGCTGCCGACCGGAATTGGACGAAAAAGCCGTCACCGACTTGGCGAACGACCTGTCTCGCCTGCTGTGGCGTATGGGCTACAGGCGCGAAGCCTGACCCAAGCCGTATCCGCAAATCAATGACGGGCATCGATTTCCGCTTACGGGATGGCTTCCGTTTGCGGAAATATGTACGCCTTATCCGGACTTGTACGCCGGATCGTCAGTCACGCCAGTAGACCTCGTCGCCGCGACGATAGTGCCGGAAGTCGCGCTCGCCCTTGACGTACGAGGTGAAGTGCGAGTCGATGTACTGCACGTAGTTGTTTGGCAGCAGCATGAACCAGCCCGAGCTCGTCTCGATGAGGTTGAGCGGCTTGTGCTCCTGCGGGTAGCGGCTGAACCCATCCGCCCAGTCGAAGACGATCCCCGTGTGCCGGCCCGTGAACCCGGGCCTGTCGCCCAGTGCCGTCTTCTGCGCGACGCCCATGCAGGGCAAGCCCTCGAGGTAGTGGAGGTGCATGATCTCGAGGTGTTCGCCCATGCCGCCCCAGGGCGTGAGTTCACGCGACCCGCCGCTGGCGACTGCCTGTGGGTGGAACGCGGTGGTCATCGACATCATGTGCAGCGGGATGCCGCACCAGTGCGCGCCCGTCTCGAGCAGCACGTGCGCGAGGAGTTCCTGCCCGGGCCGGCAGTACGCCGCGTGCCAGATGCCGCGAGTCGTGCCCTCTGGCATGTTCGGCCCGAGCGCCGAGTTGTGTACTTGCACGTAGAGATGAAACGGAAGATTTGCGTGGCGCGGCATTTGCGTAGGTATACTGCCAATGCGGAGGGGTGAGTCTGAGGTGGCTTCGGCCCCAAACACTCACAGGGGCATCGGCAGAAAGGCCGCGAGGCACGGCCCGGTGCAGCGCACCCTTGGTGTAGCAAACGCATTCCGCCATCGGGCAGGCCAGGCTAAGACCTGGCGCTGCCCACCATCACTCGGTGCAGTCGCACGGGATGGCCGTATCGTCCTTGTCGCCGAACAGTTCGCCCTGCACGGTGATCTGCGTGAGCATCTGCGCGTAGGTCGGGCGGTCCTTTCGGAACCGGGCGTCCCGCAGCCGTTCCTGCTCGACCCACCAGGCAGCGCGCTCGGGCTCGGCCCGGATGACGCGCTCCACCCGGGCGGCACCCTTTAGGAAGCACAGGTCGCAGTTCCCGAAGGCCGGGTCATCGTTCGGGAGCCGAAGGTCAAACGGCTGGGTGCGCCAGAAGGCGCGCACGTCCTCGGCAGTCACCCCGGCGTCTGCGAGCGGCATGGCGATGTCCCGTGTAGGGTCCGACCGCAGGCGGGAAACGCGCCGCGGCTCGTCGGCGCGAAGGCCGATGACCGAGGTGAATTCATCATGCCCACAAGACGCCATGTAACGCCTCATGGGAATGACCTTTAGGTCAGACGTACAGAACCGCGTGATGGGGTTGGGTAGGTACTTACGCTTGGCAATCAGTTCGGCAAACGGCTGCCCGTCCTTGCTTGCCGTGTTGGCCGTCACCACGGCAAATCCGCCCGGGCGGTATTCGAGCCACGCGACCGGGCACCAATGCAGCTCGACGGCCTGCAGGAAGTCGTAGGTGGCCGAATGCTCCCGGCCCGTGTTGGCGAAGACCACGTGCCCGCCATCCGGCATGGTCCCGCCCCAGGCATCAAGCACTTTCCGCAGCATCATCCCGCTCGTCCTGCCGCCGCTGAAGGAAAGCAGGAACGGTGGCTCAACGCGGTATGAGTTCATACTGGCGAATATAGCAACCTGACCAGCAAACTAGTCATGTGACAAAGTGACTACAGTTGTCGACAAGTATGGTGAGTTTGTCACACGCCCGAAACGAAACGCGGCCCGGGACTTGCGTCAACCAGGCCGCGCTTCCGGGGGTTCAGTCAGGTCGCGCCGCGCTCGGCGGCGACTTGCCGCTCTGCCTCGTCAGAGAGGCGCGCCTGACGCGGGAACGGTAACCCGGCATTTCGGGGAAGTCAAGGGTTGACCGCCGGAATCCGGTCGTTATCATGGGGCGCAAGAGCAGGTGCAATGCTCGACAATTTGGCCGACTGTGGGGCGGGTTAGCCGCACCTGCTCCCCGCCCCACGTCGGTTATTTCAGGAGCAAGGACGCATGCATTGGTTCCCGTTCTATACGAAGGAGTGGACAGCCAGCGTGGCGCACATGAGTGCCGCCCAGCGCGGCATGTACCTGTCGATGCTGATTTACCAGTGGGACAACGGCACGGTCCCAGACTGCCCGGATCAATGCGCCCGAATCGCCGGCGCCAGCTCCATGGGCAAGTCCGACTGGGCGGTGGTGCGGGACAAGTTCCACGCAGACCAAGACCGACTGGTGAACCACAAGTTAGAGGACGTTCGTCGTGAGCAGCAGGATCGTCACGACAACGCATCCAGGCGAGGCAAGCGTGGCGCAAGCGCGCTTCATGGACGCAGCAAGCATGGCTCAAGCACAGGTCAAGCACTGGCACAAGCACAGCCCAAGCATGGCACGGGCATGGCACAAGCATGCCAATCAGATTCAGAATCAGAATCAGAGTCAGAAGAACCGCTCGCTATAACCGTACGTCCAACGAGAAAGACTCCCGTAGAGAGTCCGAAGTCTGACAACCTCACCGTCTTGCGGTCGATGGCCGCCGCCGACCGGGAAGGCGGGCGGGAGGAATTTCAATGAATCCGGACAAGCCGACCTGGCAGCAGAACCGTGCGCTCATGGGCGAGCTCTGGCCCCGCTGGCGCCTCGAGCCGGCCTTGTCCAAGCTCCTCGACGAGAAGTGGGGGAGCCTGCACCAGGACAAGCTGCGCGAGTGCATCCGCCAGCACCGCATGGAGCGGGATTCGACCCCGGACCTGTCCACGATCCACGCCGCCTACTGTCAGATCACCGGGCACGGCGAGCAGGGCAGGACGGCGGTCAGGGAAACGCGCCGGTACATCGAGGAGATGCGCGGCCCCACGCAGGCCGAGCTCGACCAGTGGGACCGCGAATCCGCCGCCATCCTTGCCACGGCCACGCCAGAGGAGATCAAGGCCGCCAAGGAACGGCTCGGGATCGCCCCCGACAGCGACCGCATCCTCGGGCTCATGGTCGAATACTGCCGAGAGCACAAGCACCGCCGAATGCCCAGGGGCGAAGCCTGAAGAAATCATCGTTTCCCACGCGCACGCGAAACGAAACGAACGCTTTGTAGCATCGCCCGCATGGCGGGAAAGCGCAGACCGAAGCACAACCCCATCCTCCTGGCGCAGTTCGATGACTGCCTCCTCGGGATCATGTACCCCCGCCCCGACGAGGAGAACTGCATACCCGTCGCCGTATACAGCGCCGAGATGATCGCAGCCCGCCTGCGCGACAACGAGAACATGTCGATGGCCGAGGCCCGCTGCTTCGTCACCGACCGCATCGAGCAGAATTACCTCGGCCCCGGCACCCCCAGGATCATCTGGCCGGCAACCGCCGAGGATTTCGGTGAAGTCATCACCTCGCAGTGATATACTGCGGGCAATGAATATCGGCTCGTATGAGGACGTGAAGGCCGCGATCACGCATGGCCTCACCTCCGCAGGAACCACGCGAAGCGCACTCGCACGCCGACTCGAGGCACAGGGCGCCCTACGAGCGCACACCGTGCAGTGCCTCCTGTCCACGGCCCCCGTAATCGGCCGTAGACGCCCCACGTTCGATTCCGTACTCAAGATCGCCCACGCAGCCGGGTTCGAGCTCCGGCTCGTCCTGAAGGATTCCTGATGCCCAGCAAGTCACCCGCCCAGCGCCGCCTCATGGCAGCCGCCGCCCATTCCCGCTCCTTCGCCAAGAAGGTCGGCGTCCCCATGAAGGTCGCCAAGAAGTTCAACCGCGCCGACGTCCGCGCAAAGGGCAAGCGGAAGAAGTGACCACCCTCGTCGCCTACGACGAGAACGGCCGCCGCGTCGGCCAGACCCACCACAATGCCACGATCACGGACGAAACCGTCACCCTCATCCGCGTGCTCCACGAAGACCGTGGATGGGGCTATCGTCGCATCGCCAAGCACCTCTCCCTCCGCTGGCAGACGGTCGCGAAGATCGCCCGCTACCAGCGCCGCAGCGCAGTCCCCACCGCCTGGCGGCGACCTCGTCGTGCGCCGGAAGGTCGGGCGGCCAACGCTGACCAAGGCGCCTGAACCCTTTGCTAGCGAGGTACTTGCGTGGATTTCCCAGGGCAAGACCCTGCTCGCATACTGCAAGCAGGAAGGCAAGCCAACGAGGCAGACGATCACCCGGTGGTTTGACTTGGACCCGGAATTTCTGAGTCACTACAGGGCCGCCCGCGAGAATGGCTTTGAGGCCATGTTCGAGCAGTGCGGGGAGATCGCGGACATCGAGCCGGAAACGCCCGTGCAGGCAGCCTGGCGTCGGTACCAAATCGACACCAAACTCAAGATCCTGCGCATGGCAAACCCCGCCAAGTACGGCGAGAAGGTTGCCGTGGACCACAGCGGCGGCATCGTCCTGAACGTCATCACCGGCGTCCCGGATGCCTGAGACGATCCGGCTCGGCTACGAGCCCAGGACGTGGCAGCGCAAGTGCCACCTCGAGCGCCGCCGCTTCACCGTGCTCGCCCTGCACCGACGCGCCGGCAAGACCGAGCTGGCGCTCATGGAACTCATGCACCGAGCGGTGAAGTTCACCGACGAACTGGGGTTCTTCGTATACGTCGCCCCGTTCCTGAAGCAGGCCAAGGCCATCGCCTGGGCGCGACTGAAGCAGAAGCTCGACCCGTTCATCCGCACCGCCGCGGTCGAGATCAACGAGGCCGACCTGGCCGTCACGTTCAAGCACAACAAGGCCACGATCCGCCTGTTCGGCGGCGACAACCCTGACGCCCTCCGCGGCGTGCGACTCGACGGCTGCGTCATCGACGAGGTCGCGCAGATCAAGCCCGAGGTCTGGAACGACATCCTCCAGCCCGCCCTCTCCGACCGCAAGGGATGGGCCATGTTCATCGGCACGCCCGCCGGGATCAACCTGTTCAGCGAGCTGTTCTACCGGGCTGGCTCCTTGCCCGACTGGTATGCGGCGAGGTACACGGTCCACGACACGGACGCGCTCGACGCCGAGGAGGTCGCACGACTCCAGCGCGACATGCCCGAGCAGGCGTTCGCCCGCGAGTACCTCTGCGACTTCAGCGCCGCCGGCGATGACCAGCTCATCAGCCTGTCCGAGGCCGATGCCGCCGCAAGCCGCCGATACCCGGACGGGGACGTCCTCGAGTTCCCGCTGGTGATCGGCGTCGACCCGGCCCGCTTCGGGGATGACCGCAGCGTCATCGTCCTGCGCCAGGGCCTGCGGATGGAAGACCCGGTCATCCGGCAGGGGATCGACAACATGAACCTCGCGGCCATCGTCGCCAGCATCATCGAGGACCGCGACCCGGACGCCGTGTTCATCGACGCAGGCGCCGGCTCGGGCGTCATCGACCGCCTGCGCCAGCTCGGCTACGAGGTCACCGAGGTGCCATTCGGCGGCAAGGCCACGTTCCCGAACCTGTTCGTCAACAAGCGCACCGAGATGTGGTGGGCCGTCAAGGAATGGCTCGAGAACGGCGGCAGCATCCCCAAGGACACGACCCTCGCGCAGGAGCTGTCCACCCCGATGTACTGGTACGACGCGGTCGGCAAGCGCGTCCTCGAGTCGAAGGATGACATCAAGAAGCGGCTTCAGGGCGGCGGCAGCCCGGACATCGCGGACGCGCTCGCGCTCACCTTCGCCTACCCGGTCGCGAAGATGCTGCCTCGCGAGGTGCGTGAGCGGCTCGACCCGAAGCCCAAGGACTACGACCCGTACTCCGAGATGCGGTGAGTACCCGTAACCGATGATGGGAGGAATACAGTCATGCCCGTAAGGCTCGCGACTGCGGACGATCTCGACGTGATCGCCGCGATGGGACAACGGTTCTTCGCAGGCACCCGCTATGCAGCAGCACTTTCGCCAAGCCACGAGGACATGCGAGCCGCCATCGGCGCCGTCTTCGAGCATGGTCGTGTGTGGGTGGCGGAAGTTGACGGCGTTCCTCGCGGCTTCCTGGCAGCTGTTCTCCAGCCCGTCTGGTTCAGCCCCGGCGCCCAAGTCGCACTCGAAACCTCGTGGTGGATGGACGAAGATGTCCGAGGACGAGTTGAAGGCGTGCGGATGCTGGCAGAATTCGAGCGTTGGGCCAAGGAAGAAGGCGCGAAAGCCATCTGCATGTCGGACATCGTCCTCGAAGGGGAAAGCGCGGCGGAGCGCATCCTGACGAGGCTCGGGTACAGGATCACCGAACGGACGTTCACGAAAGGACTGTGATGGAAGGACACTCGCTGCGACGCCACCGCGACCTGACCGCCCGCCACGAGCGGCGGTTCGTTATCTCGGGCATTGCCTCGCTCCTGGGAACCATCGGCGCCGGCCTCGGCGCTGCGGCAGGCATCGGAGGCGCGGCAGCAGGCGGATCGGCGCTCGCGACCGGGCTCGCGGCCGCCGGCGCAGCAGCGGCCGCAGCAGGCACGGGCTACGGCATCGCGGCGGGCGAGAGCGGCAAGAAGGCGCAGGCGCAGGCAATGAAGGAGCAGCGCACCGCGCAGGAAGCCACCGCAGCGCAGGCACGCAGCCAGCAGCGACAGTCGCAGCAGGCGATGGCAGCAGCCACCCGCGCACAGCCAGACGTCGCAGGCATCATGCAGCAGGCAGGCGCCGAGGGCGGCCCGTCCACGACCATGCTCACCGGGCCGATGGGCGTCAACCCCCAAGACCTCCAGCTGGGGCGCCAGACGCTCCTCGGAGGCTGAGTGAGCCAGTACGTCGGCGACGGCCAGAGCTACGAGGACGCGCCCACGCGGGACAAGCTGTTCACCCGCTGGGGCCAGCTCAAGTCCGAGCGTGCGTCCTGGTACGCGCACTGGCAGGAGCTCACGTCCTACATCCTGCCGCGCAACGGCCGCTACTTCCGCCAGGACCGAGACAAGGGCTGGCGCCGCCACAACAACATCTACGACAACACCGGGACGCGGGCGCTCCGCACGCTCGGCGCCGGCATGATGTCGGGCGCCACGAGCCCGGCCCGCCAGTGGTTCCGGCTCGCCACCCCGGACCCCGAGCTCAACTCCTTCGACCCGGTCAAGCTGTGGCTCGATGACGTCACCAAGCGCATGCAGCGCGTGTTCCAGAAGTCGAACACCTACCGCTCGCTGCACATGATGTACGAGGAGCTCGGCACCTTCGGCACCGCAGCGTCCATCGTGCTCCCGGACTACGAGCAGGTCATCCACCACTACCCGCTCACCTGCGGCGAATACTGCATCTCGACCGACGCCAAGGGCCGAGTCTGCACGCTCTACCGCGAGTTCGACATGACGGTGTCGCAGATCGTCAAGGAGTTCGGCCTCGAGAACTGCTCCGTCACCGTGCGGAACATGTACTCCAACGGCAGCCTCGACCAGTGGGTGCCCGTGATCCACGCCATTGAGCCGCGTGCAGACCGCGACATGGGCAAGCGCGACTCGCGCAACATGCCCTACGGGTCGTGGTACTTCGAGGTCGGCGGCGAGGACGGCAAGTTCCTGCGCGAGAGCGGGTTCATGCAGTTCCCGGCGCTCGTCCCCCGCTGGGCAGTGGTCGGCGGCGACATCTACGGCCACAGCCCCGGCATGGAGGCGCTCGGCGACGTCAAGCAGCTCCAGCACGAGCAGCTCCGCAAGGCGCAGGCCATCGACTACCAGACGAAGCCGCCCCTCCAGGTGCCGGCGTCGATGAAGAACCGCGACATCGAGATGCTCCCGGGCGGGATCTCCTACTACGACGGCGCGGCCAACAACGGGATCAAGACCGCGTTCGAGGTGAACCTCAACCTCCAGTACCTCCTGAACGACATCATGGACTGCCGCGAGCGCGTGCGGGGCGCGTTCTACGCGGACCTGTTCCTGATGCTCGCCAACGCCGGCCCGAACACGCGGATGACCGCAACCGAGGTCGC